GAATTCTCTTAACACGCGCTGTCATCTTCACAGTGCGCGGCTGGTTCGTCTTGGTTTCCCAGAGCGTGATGCGACCTGTCTTAATATTAATATCGCTGAAGCGCAGCGCGAATGCCTCGCTCTTACGGGCACCTGTATCAGTGTAGAAGCAGAACAGATCTAGCTGGGCGTCACGGCCCGTTGAGGCGTACCACTCGATAGCCTGTAGCTCTTCTTCTGGTGTCAAGAAACGCACTCTACCCTTGGTCAACTTACGGCTCTTCATTCTATGCGGTGTGGTCAGCTTTCTGCCCCGCTCGAAGGCAAACAACTGCATCCCGAAGAGTAGACTGCCAAAGTAATTAGTGGCACTGGCAGAATACTTTCTGATTAGGGTTAGTTCATCGTAAAAGCTCATGGTCTTTTGCTGCGTGATATCATCCAGTGACAGGTTAGGTCCAAAGAACTCGAAGAGCACCTTGCCATACCACTTAAATTTCTTCTCGTTCACCGTGAGCTTGGCTGTAGTCTTCGCCAGCCTGTAGTCAACGTAAGCATCCCAAGCTTGCGCCAAGGTCCAAGTCTTGTGCTGTTCCTTGGCCTGTTCGAGCAGCCCTAACTTGAACTGCTCTAAGGTTTGCGTTGCGATTTCTAGCGTGCTGCAGGTGGCTGTCTTCCGAGCCCCCCGCACCATTGTGGAAACACGGTATTTGTCACCGCGCTTTATGATTCCTTTGGGTAAATCAGTCATAGATTATCTCCATCATTTTCTTAGCTAAAGATTTTCCTTTGGTAGTGAGTGACACAAGGCGTTGTCTGTTGTCTTCTGGGTGAATTTCCACACGAAGAATGCCAAATCCTTCATCATGTATGTAGCTTCGATCAGCCATTGAATTCATACACCTGTTGATGGTGGTCTGTGTCATGCCTAGTGCATCAGGCAGGTCACGGGTCTCCACGATTTCATTGTTACGCGCTGCTACATAAAGAAAGATCCGCGCATGGTTGAGGGTTGATTTGTAGTACACCTCTGACAAGAGGCTTATTGCGTTTTGGATTTTATCTAAGTTTTCCATAAGTTTTCTCGTAAATTTTGCGGAAGCTAATCATCGCTTCCTTTGCTCCTTTAGAAATGCCTAAAAGCTTATACGGTGCTGCTCTTGAAGAGCACTCGCGCACATAGACATCATTACGCATTTTTACGAGAGTGTACGGCGGGGCCAACGCCACCACAGGGCTTCCCCAGATAACATTACCAACCCAGTCCGATCCTTTTAGTAATATTCTTTTACTCAGTAGCCGCAACGCTTTCCGATAGTGTCTCCCAGATTGCCGTAAAAGATAAGAGCTTGACCAAACGTGCTCGACAAAACGCATATGGTTTTCCCGCTGAACTATTTTAAAAATATTCATAGCTTTGACCTTTCTATTAGATCGATTGAGATTAGCAGCTTACCTAACTGCAGGTTAACACATCGTCCATACCAATTCGTAACACTCCAGTAATCAAACTGCAAAGATTTGTTAAGAACCTCTACGCTGACTGATATTTTTACTTTATAAGTTACAAGTCGTTTCAGCATAGAATCATTCCTTGTTTTTATATTATTCATTTATATTTTCTGCGCCAATTAAACTCATGATGAGAGTAATTGAAACACCTTTCTTTAAAACGGTGGTTCTTCGCCCACAAAGGACGGTGACCAGCCAATTGATTTCTTATTATCTGGGCGCTGCTCTGCCTCGTTGGTGCCCAGAGGTGGTGATTTCTCTGGCCCAAACATCTGGACCAGAAAGGTTTGTAAGTGGGTGCTCCACTCCATCAGGTTTTGACCTCTGCAATCATCCTGACCATAAATTCTATGGCATCATCACGATCATTAAACTTGACCATGAATTCAGAATGGTTGGTGATATTCCAGACAGTCCACATGACTTTCTTGCGGTCATACTCTAGGTGTAAATTGATATCCATTATTTGCACTCCTTATCTGCAGCTTCGTCTAGCCTGTTCATCAGCACTGCCAGAGCAACGCCAAGATCTTTGAATGATGCCTCTTCTGCACACTGCCTGATGGTATCCCAGCGGTGCGGCTTGCAGTCGGGGTTAAGCTGCCTTGTCAGGCGCACATCACCATCAGGGCCGTGGCTCATCTTAAACCTAAGAGGCTCTTCCTCTGGCTCTGGCTTGTGACCTAGAGCCTCGAAGGAACCCACCGCATTATCATTGAGGAAGGAAAGCAAGCTTGGCTTGTCTGTTGGCACCTCAACGATCCGCATGGCATTCTTAAACTGCTTTCGAGCATCGGCTTGTGTGCCTGTCCACTCGCCTTGATTGTTTGTGTAAAGTTTCATTTTTTTAGCTCCTCATGGGTTGGCTGTGGGTTCAATGGCTCGCCTGTTTTTGGGTCAAGCCACAGGTTATGGGTTAGGTCATATGAGTAAGTTTTAGCGGCCATAGGGTGTCACCTTGACCTTGTGGGGTTCTGCAGCATCGCGCCGCACCTCGAAGCGAAGACCACCTAAGCAATCACGAGCCGTTATGAGACCGTGCTGGCGTGACAGTTTTCTTGCCTCTGCCATTTGCTTTTGGCGCGATAGATTGCACAAGATTGCTAGTGGCTTGGAACGGTCAAAACCCGCATATAAGTAAATGGTCATTAGAACAGTCTCCCTAAGGTTTGAATGATTTGCGGCAGGTGGAGGATGAGGACTGTAAACAGCCCAAACCCTATAAATTCACGAATAAAAATCAGCATTGGGTACCTTTCGATATCAGTTAGATTGGGCTGTGTTTTTGGCATAGGTCAAGCAGCCTTGAGTTTGATGGACAAGGACATAACCTGCAGCCTCTAGTTCAAGCTTGCGGCGCTCTGCCCTGCGAATTGATATAATGCTGTAATTGTTCCAAGTGACATATTGCATGGTTATTTACCTTTTTGGGTTAGATTGCATTAATGGGTGATGAAAACAACAGGTTTCTTGGCGGTCCAGCATAGACCACAGGCACCACAGTCAGGCACAAGCGTCTCTTCATCTTTCTTGGCATATTTGCCTGTAGCCTTGCTAATTTGCGTAGGGCACAAGAAAGCTTGCTTGGCTTGTACTGCAGCAACAGCGCGTTGATCGTCATAAGAATTGGCTGTCCATGTTGCATCGTCGAAGTTACCTGAAAAGCGGATTGCAAACCTATCAGGGCAAGCATTGCGCAGCGATAGGATAGCTTGACCAATTTCACGTTCGAGCTTGTCATCCGCGTTGGGCTGGTTTGCAGTGTAACCATAGATGTGAAGGGCAGGAAATTTGCCAAGCCAAGAAGCCCATTTTGCAACATATGACACGCTGTAGAAATCGCCTAGAATGTGCAAGCGAACCATAAACCCGCGCGGATGTTTGCGCTGCAATTCTGCCAATTCAGTTTCAAGCATTGCTTCAAGGGCAGGGCCAGCTTGATACCTAAAGGCGTACATCATGTTATTGCCATAACACGTTTCCCAATGAGCACATGAGCGCGGGCATGTTGCACGCTCTTCAAGCGTCAATGTGTAAATCGGAAAGCCTGTAAATTTACCTTTAGTGATTTTCTTGCCAAGCTTGACGTTTGTTGACCGCTTGATAAGCAATTCAGTCTTGCCCATTGTTTCGCGGTTGGCTTGCTTCACACGGTTGCCAAAAACTGTTTTAGCGTTGGCAATTGCAATCTCTGTTTTTGATAGGGTTTTCATGGTTATTTACCTTTTTGGGTTAGAATTAAACGTCAATAAATACTGGTGTAGTGGGTTTTAGGAATATCTCATTGCCTGTATCCCAATTGGTGCAAGAGTAATTGGCAGGTCCAAACATATCTTTACGGTTATAGTGGTTTCTTACGAATTCGTGTTTGGCGTCTGCTTTGCGCTTGAATGTGTCGCCTTGCTTAACTTGCTTTAAAAGAACTTGTTTCATGGTGTCGCCCCTTTCGGCTTTTGTGTGAATGTGACCAATTATCTATTCGCATATGATTAGACCGTCAACAATTAATTTGCACCATGACATGCAAAGAACACAAAAAAACGATAGATAACACCAATAAAATATGGCTGAACTGCAATAATAAAAAATTTTAAAATCGTGATAAGATCTATTGATATTTGGGATAAACCCATAAAAAACTTGAAGGGCTGGCCGTGATTTACTCGCAGTTTCTGCAGGGTGATTTGCAGGGTGATTTGCTGGCCTTGCTGGACCTATCGAAAACTGCAGGGAAGCTACAGGAAAACGGCAGGGAAACCATGCGAAAACGGTAGGGAAGAAATAAAGAACCGGCGGCAATTTCGCGGCATCGCGCAGCACCTGCAGCGCCCATAAAAATAAGGTGCGTAGCAGTGCCCCTAACTGTTACCGGAGGCCTTATTTATATGACAAATCCGGTGCTTGGTGCAGACTTTTGGTGCAATGCCGGTCACCGCTGGCGCTCGCAGCCATAAGGTGCATGGGGGGAATCGCGGCTGGCAGGTATATCGTATACCCCCTCACAGTTTTCTTTCAAAAACATTTTGCCTACTCATAGCATCCCATAGACCTGTAAGTAACCAGTAGCCAACCAAAGCTGGCCCTATGCTAACTATAAACACCATAACGCTTAAAGTAACCAAGTAGGGGATGAGGGAGCCTGCAGTAATCATACTAGCTCACCTCAATGTCACATATAGAACCTATAAGACCTACAGTCTCTATTGGCTTCCCGTAGTTGTTATAAGCAGCACCACCAATCAGTCTAGCTTCTTCTACCTTCTTGGCTTGTCGTAGCTCTCTGATTTCTTCAACATCTCTGTAGTGTCTTACAGATTGCTCATAGCTGGCCTCATAGGGCTTAAAGACTATATTCTCGTGGGTGTTGAAGGGCATCTTAGCATCTAGGGGTCCACTCATAGACCCTTACCGTCACCTACAAGTTCCCAACGCATACACCAAGGACATTTATGGTGTGCCGCTCTGTTGATGTCACCTCTAGTTATCCCGATATCCTTTAGATCTTTATCGGAGTGCATCCTTAGTTTGTCTGCAGCCCAGTTAGCATTCTTGTGGAACTTATAGTCCTTCCACATCTGTAGTATGTTCATAGCTGTAACACCTATCTTAATAGTTAATGATATGGGTTACACTGGTGGTGCTCATCTACAGCATGAATTAGCATGTCATAGAAACTAGCAGAACCTTTAGACCTTACAGTTACCTAAAGATCTAAAGGTTACCTATAGCTATACCTATATATACCAACAGGGGCCTACCCTAAGGGGCAACCTAATTGATTTCTTCATGTGTTCAGAAGGTTACCAGTAGTTACTTGAAGCATGGGTATCTAAGTTGTCTCCAAAGACTACAGCTAGACCCATGCCAGCTTGTGCTTGCACTCTTCTAACTTCATCCATGAGCATCTCTTCACGCCTTGAGGATATCTGTTGTTCTGCATCCTGTGCCATTGCGTCTACCCAATATTGGACTGCCATTGCCAGTGCATCTAATCTATCGTCATTTGATAGGGCACCTCTGTCATTGGTTATCCTAGTAAGCTGATACATCAGTTGGTATCTGAGGGATTGTTCAGGTGGTAAGTGCTGGCAGCTATCGTAGTCTTCTTTGATAAGCTTTTTGTCCATCACTAGCTTGTGTTGGTTCATCACAGGTTCGAGGACATCGATGATGCGTTTCTCTTTCTGTGTGTTATGCCTGACCTCTGAGAGTGTCACAGGATATATCTTACTGAGGATTGGTGTCATCAGTTGGTTAAACATCCCGTCACCAAAGTTACTCTCAACGATAATCTCATTGACCTCTTCATCCCTTGCGATACCTGCAAGTTTCCTAAGAGCTTCCTCAGAGTAGCCACCAGCTACACCGCTACACCTTCTGACATAGAGGTATCCATTGAGCATCTTAACGACTGCATAGCCTGTTTCATCCTTACCTCTACCTGAGGGGTCAATGGACATTACAGACCCTGAGTATTCGATGAACTCATTGGGTATGTGCATAGGTTTGTGGTAGTGGTCACCATTGAATGCTACGTTAGGAAGTTCCTCAACTATGTACTCATTCCCAGATGCCCATACGAGCCTCTCAGGGGCCTCGTGAGTAGGGATGTCCATTACTAGCAGGTCACCTACCTTGAGGGGGTATCTCTCAGCGTCAGAGAGTCTTGTATCGAGCATGAACTGCAATGCGAATCCTGATCGACCGTAGGAAGCTTCTCGTTCCATTAGGTCGAAGTCAGAGAACCTATCAGGGTCTGTAGGTTTACCTTCTAGCTCTGGGTCATCTTCCAGTTCTTTGAGTACCTTTGGGGCTATCTTATTACCGTAGCCTGTCATCTGGTCTTCGTTAGGGTATCTAGCAGGCCAGATGCGAACCTTGTAGCCTCTCTCAGGTAGTTTGTTGTATAGGCTCTCTTGGTTCTGTGGTGTACCTAAGTAGATGATACGTCCATCAGGTTTCAGGATAGCATCAAATTCCTTAACAGCTTCTGACAGTCTATCTCTCATGCCCTGTGTCATGGAGTTATTAGGTACTTCGATATCATCAGCGATAAGAACATCAGCACGAGACCCAGCTAACTGGCCTGTAATACCTACAGACTTAACTGAGGGTGCGTGTGATGCAGCCGCTGGTCCTACATCGAAGGATATCTTAGATTGCCTCTGTTCTTCTCTAGGTATCAGGTGGGCTAGTATGTCCATCTCTCTGATTAACCTGAGGGTAAAGGTTGTAAAGTCATCTGCTCGTGTCTTAGAGGCCGACACGACCAAGATGTTTAACTGAGGGTTCATGTAAAGAAGCCAGACCACATACGCTGAAGTAATCCATGACTTTCCAACACCCCTGAAGGCTTCAACGATAATTCGTTTGTCACCATTCTGGATGTGTTTAGCTATGTCATATTGTACTGGCGTAGGGTCTGGCAGATTCAAGTGCTTCCATACTACGAACAAGAATTTCCTAAAGTCTGATAGGGGGTCTTTATCCGTAGGGATGCCTAAGGATGTTGTGTTCTGAAACATCCCTAGTGGCGCATCTCGTTCTCATCTGCATCTTCGTCACCAAAGCTAGGCAGGGTCTTTACAAGCTCACCTAAAGGTGAACCTTCAGCCGCAAGTCCTTCAATATTATTATCTTTTAGGAACTGACGGGCTACGTTTAGATCTGAAGCTTTTGCCTCAGGGTCGTTGATACGGGCTAATAAGTTCTCAGCTAGTGTCTTGTGTAATAGCTCTAAGAGTTCTCTCTCAGTCATTTAATCTTCTCCCTAGCTATACCTTTAGACTTCTCGAAACTTCTGAGCCCTCCAAGCCCTAAGAGGCTGAGTGTCAGAGTCATAAGTTCTCCGGTATTGAGCTTTGGTAAATCGATTTCAGGCATCCATATAATGATTGCCCATTCTGCAATTGGCATCAGGAAGAATTGAGTTAGTAGACCTAGAGCACAGATCCACATGATTGCTGGTCTAGCTCCGCTTACGAATATAGATGCGTGTTTGCTTTGCTCTATATTAGCCTGTGCATTTGCCAGCATAGCTTCACTCATGTGCTTTTCGCTCATGGTTGCTATTTCGTGTGCTAGTTTAGCTTTCTGGTCTTTATCTTCAATAAATTGGTCGAGCAAGTTTGCCACAGGCCCGACCAGTGCAGTTATAAAACTCATATAAAATCCTTAGTGAGGACTTCTAGTTGCCATTAATTCTACCGACTTTCGGATTGCCTTAATGTTCTCATCAATACGAGCCATAGCTATTGCCTGTGACTGTACTAAGTCCTCAATCTTCTCTACGCGAAAATCTAAAGTAGTGATTGCCGCTGCGTTTCTATCAATGTCTGACATCATCATACTGACTGTCCAGACTATTGCTGCGCCTTGCACCACCAACCCGAATATCAGGGTTAGCGGTACAGACTTAGATAGATGCCAATTATCGTCTGGCATTAATCGCGGGTGCCTTTAGGCCCTACTTTCCACCAGCGGTCATAGCTGGGTTCTTTCCACCATGCGACAGTACCACCAGATACTTCTGGGTCATCGCGGGTGTATTGGTCTTCGCTATCATTGCCATAGACAATGAGTTCAAAGTCTTGTGGGTACAGGGCGTCACTGAAGTTATGCCCAATCCCATATTGATCTAAATTGTCGAGTGTAATGCTCATAATGAAATCTTTCTTAAAATTATTCCTCGTCTGGCTCGTCTGGATCTTTTTCAAACCAATTAGGGTTTAATGTCCAAGTAGTGCCATCGAATAAATATTTCTTACCAACCCAATCTTCTGGCACATTTGTAACATCTGTATAGAGAGTTGAATTAGTATTGTTTAAATCACATATTATGTTTTCAGCAGGATTTCCGATAACAATATTATCGGCTGAAAGAGTTATAGTTTGGCTATCTTCTTCAAGATACCGTGAAATGTTGTCGCTGTTTTTTACAATAGTTTTCATTAGACTATCCCTTTACCAAAATACTTGAAGAAGATAACGCTATGCCAGCAACAGCATTAGGTCTGTATGAATTAGCGATTGTATTTAAACTTCCATCAACTTGAACATAATAAGCCTTTCCCGTAGTCAATCCCGATTGGGCATCGTCTATGCTTCCAACACATTGTATTGTAGCTGTTGCGCCATTTGAATAAGCTGCATCAGAAAACCCAAGAAAATTAGTGGTACTTAGATTAGTATTTGCATATCCAACTGTAGCAACAATACCCGCCCCATATGGATTGCCTGTACCCCTAAAAATAAATACCATTTTATCTGCATTGGTATCGTATGTTCCGTGGGGGTAATAAAAATTTCCCGCACTAAGATATGTTACAATGCCATTTGAATCTAATTCTATATTAGACCCCGTTATAACAAGGCTTGCATACTTACCACCGCTAGAATGAAAACTTAAAAGCATATTATCTGCGTCAGGGTTATAAGTTAAATCTACTTGAGTATTATAAGTTTCAGTAGTTATTGAATCTTGAACTGAAAATGCTGATCCAACAGTAGGCGTTGTTCCACTTATAGACACTGTAGAAGCTAAAAAATTGTTGGGGGAGGGTTTTCCACTATCCTTATAAGATATCACATTTATTGAATCAGTAGGATAGTAACCCGCTGCATAGGTTTCAGTATTTCCCGCAGTAGTAACAGCAGTTCCAAAACTTGCAGATGTTCCGCTTATCGTGGCAACTTGTATATTAGCTGTTGCGCCATATCCTTGCTTATAAAAACAAAGAATTTTTTGGGCGCTCGCATCGTATGATAACTGAGGTTCATAATATATACGAGTACTTGTTACAGAAATCTGAGAACCAAAGCTTAAAGATGTTCCGCTCATGGTTGCAACTATTGCTTTTGTGCTGTCATAATTGTCTTCGTGCAGTATTAAATGCTTCCCAGCGTTTACATCATACACAGCTTTCATATAAGCAGTTTCATCGCTGTTAAAAGTATATTGACCCCCAACAGAAACACTTGTTCCGCTTATAGTTAAAACCCTAGCCCTGCCATATCTGGGGCTAGTTTCGTTATACACACAAAGAAATCTATTCTGACTTGGATCGTAGTTTAAAAACGCTGAATAACTAGCAGCATAATTAATAGTTGCTACGCTACCAAAGCTAATAGATGAGCCGCTAACAGTTCCAACAACACCTTTTAGATAATAAGGAGAAACAAATTCTTTAAATAAAACAAGCACTTTATTAGTACTAGGATCAAAAAGAGCATCATAGATTTCAGAGTTTGCTGAATTAAAGTTAGAGCTTTCTGAGCCAACTGACCCCGCAACCTCAGAGCCTGTTACTGCACTAACTGTTCCATTAGAGTTTAAAACAACGGTATCACCATTAGCTAAAGCGCCTGACGCAACAGCCGTTACTGAACCTCCGCCGCCAGCAGCCGCTCCAATTGTAGCCGCTGTTGTGCTGTCTAAGCTGGCAATATTTTGCAATTGCCTACTCGAACTGAGTACATCAGTACCAGCAATCTCAAGGCTATTAACATTTACATTACCAGCAGCCGTTATATTGTTCGTTCCAAAACTTACATTTCCAGTAAACGTACCACCACCGAATGGGTTACCAGAAGGTCCAGTGGCACCCTGAGGACCAGTATTACCGGTCGCACCTTGCGACCCTGTAGGCCCCGCTGCACCCGTAGCACCAGTGTTACCCTGAGGGCCTTGCGCCCCTTGTGGACCAGTAGAACCTTGCGGTCCTGTTGGGCCTTCATCACCTGTCGGTCCTTGAATACCCTGAGGTCCAGTTCCACCAGTTGCACCAGTGTTACCTGTGGCACCCTGTGGGCCTGTTGAGCCTTGAGGACCAGTAGCACCTGTAGCACCGCGAAGGTTTACATAGCTTCCCCAAGACCCGTTAGGATTCTTAAAGCGAAGGCTATAACCAGACCAAGCATGTTCAGGCGCTGGGCCTGTAGAACCTGTAGCTCCTGTAGAACCCGCTGGGCCTGTAGCTCCAGTTGGGCCAGTGTTCCCTTGCGGGCCTTGCGAACCTGTAGAACCTGTTGGGCCAGTAGCACCTTGTGCGCCTGTAGCGCCCACTAAGTCTGTGTAGCTACCCCATGTACCATTAGGGTTCTTGAAACGAAGACTTGTACTACTCCAAGCATGTTCTGGTGCTGCGCCTGTTGCACCTGTAGGGCCAGTAGCACCCGTAGAGCCAGTTGGACCAGTAGGGCCAGTAGCACCTGTAGGGCCTTGGGGGCCAGTAGCACCATCATCACCCGCTGGACCTGTAGCGCCCTGCGAGCCTGTAGGGCCAGCATTACCTTGCGGTCCTTGAGCGCCTGTATTTCCTTGTGGACCCTGTGGACCTGCCGCACCTGTAGCACCAGTTGCACCTGTTGCACCTTGAGCGCCATCTGCACCGTCTGCACCAGCCGCACCATCTGTACCTTTCTGTGCAACCTTCTGCCAGTATGTTGTATTTGTTGTTGCTGTGCCTGTTGGCACATCTTGTTTAGCAACGTATGTTTCACCGCTATGGTAAACGGCATCCTGAGACACATAGGTTGTCGAAGAACTCCAAGTTCCTTTCCATCCAATGCGTACCCGTCCAATATTAATTGTTCCCATGTGTTACACCGTACTCACTGAAAGGTAACCATCTGCATTGATCGTGAAATCATTGTCATCAGCATCACCGTAATATTCTATTTCAAGTTCCCCATCCGAATTGATGTCGAACCTACCGAAAGCCAAACCAAGGGGCGTTGCCCCCATGTTTCCTTGAGGGCCTTGTGAACCCGTTGGGCCTGTAGAACCTTGCGGTCCTTGAACGCCTGTAGAGCCAGTAGGACCAGCGTTTCCTTGCACGCCCTGAGGCCCTTGGGAGCCTGTTGGACCCGTGGAACCTGTTGGTCCTTGAGAGCCAGTAGCTCCAGTCGCTCCTTGGTCACCAGTAGCACCAGTTGCCCCTGTCGGGCCTGTGGCACCAGCAACGCCTTGCGGCCCTGTTGGCCCTGTTGGACCAGCATCACCGTCAGCACCTTGAGCGCCTGTGTTCCCTGTAGAACCTTGAGGACCAGCGGGGCCTGTTGGGCCTATGTTACCTTGGGAACCTTGGGAGCCTGTAGCGCCTGTCGCGCCTTGTGGACCTTGAGGCCCAGTTGCCCCTGTAGCTCCAGTTGGCCCTTCATCACCAGTTGGACCAGCGGGGCCTGTAGAGCCTGTGGCTCCCTGTGGTCCTGTGTCTCCAGTAGCACCACTACTACCTTGTGGACCATCTTGACCTGTAGGGCCTTGAGAACCTGTAGGGCCTTGTAAACCTGTTGGGCCTTGTAAGCCTGTCGGACCCGCTGGGCCTGTGGAGCCAGTAGCACCTGTAACGCCCTGTGGACCCCGTGGGCCTTCTGAACCGTCTGGGCCTTGTGGGCCTGTAGAACCTGCAGGGCCTGTTGGTCCTGCTTGGCCTTGTGGACCTTCTGAAAGGTAAAAGGCGAGGTTACCAGTTGTTGGGTTATAAACATTATATCCCGCTGACCCATAGGGCAGGGAGTTCATGCTGGTTGTCAGATTGTATAACTGGTCACGAACACCTTGAGCGCCAGCTAAGATTGAAGCTCCAGAGGTATTCACAAAGCCTCTGGTAGCTACCTCATCGTCAGCTTGAGGCTCACCAATGTTTGATAATCTGAAAGTCTTTGCATCCCAACGGCCTGTGGCATCGTTGAGTTCCATAGAGTTTTCAGCCCTGTCTCTAGCTTCTTCTGACAGGTAGATTGCTTGTTGTGTTGCGAGGTCTAAGTCAGCCTCGAAGAGGGTAGAGCCATCAGTAAAGTCCACGAGTGGTACTGTTGATGTAGACCGCTTAATAACCACCAAGCTGCCAAGGGCAGGGGCAGTATTAAATTGAATTGTTGAATCGTTAATAAATGTAAAGTCTGTCGAAACTACACCAGCTACAAGAACAACCACATTCGCACGAGCTATATAACTGAACGTGATAGAGTAGTCTGTGGTAGTACCATCAGCCGTGTACTTGACTATGGAGTCAGCCATGTCTTCTCCTAGAAATGAAAGACCCCGCCGAAGCGGGGCCTGTGGTTGTTATTGTGTGATTGAAAATTCTTTGACTAAACCGTCCATGTTTTCTCTTCTTCCACCATTAACCACAGATCTTTTAATCCTCTGGTTCATAGAATGAATTCGAGCTAACTCAGGAAACTCTCTAAATAATAGAGCTTTCGCACGTTTCTTATAAGCCTCAATAACTACGTTAATTGCAGCCACACGAGGGTCATCTGCAGATGGAACAGGAATAGCTTCCGCATCTTCACTGAGCTTTGCGTAACGCTTACTTTTGATTACTCTGTCTAGCTCTTGTATCAATGTGCGTTTGTTGGACATTGTAGAATTACCAACTAACTCATTGTAACGCTGAAAGACCTCAGGAGATAATTCAATATCCCCTAGTTTTCTTTGAGGACCAGCGAACCCGTGATTCAATCTACGAAGTTCATCGTAAACTCTCGACGCTACATGTTCACCGCTATCCACTTTCTTTTGACGAACAAAGCCCAGCATATACTCAGGAGTATCTACAGCTTCGCCTGTTAGCCAATCGTGTTTAACTGCGCCTGTATTCATCCCGTATATACGAGCTTTTACCTTGTCAGTTAATGAACGCAGGTCACGCATATGGTCATCACCCATTTGGTTCATTTGGTATTGTAAGCCAGAGTAAGGAACTGCAGAAGCTATACGACCTTCTACAAAAGCCATAATCTCCCAAGGTTTAGCACCACCGTTAAAGATGTTCATGGTGTCGTTGAGTGACATTAGGTATGTCTTAGACATCACGTTAGATGCGACTGATGCAGCAGCCATTGCAAATATCTCATCAACCTCAGGGTCTGGGTTCTCTTGGGTGTACTCCTTCAATTCGTAGTAGTCACCTATGAGACCAAACAACATACCGTGAGGGTCTAGCTTCTTCAGTTCTACCCATTGCGGGTTTTGTGAATCACCTATGTTTATTGAGTATGGATGCCAATCCGGTGAAGCATTCCAAAGTTTTGCTTTGTTCAGTTCACGCTTATAGCTTGGACCGCCACCAGTGATACGACCTTGCATAGCCATATCTAAAGCTATTGCAGTTACTGCGACACCTACTGCCTGTTGACCAATGACCATTGCACGTTGGTCTGGGGTTCCTTCACGCAAAAGCTGACGCTGCCTACCAGCCCATAGACCTAAAACCGGAACCCGCTCAAAAGATACCCGCAAGATATTTGTGGGTGTCTGGATGAACGGCATGACCTGTCTCAAGATTGGGTGCTGGTTAAGAGCCTCTTGTACCTTCTTACCTAAAGTTCCTTCTCGAAGCGGTGTAGTGAATGTAGCTTCACGAGCTTCATCCAATGCGACCTTAGCCATTGAAGAGCTATGGTTATATGTACCAATATTTTCGTTGATGAATAACTCTTTAGCTTTTGCATCATCTGTCACTTTACCCAGTAGAACCATCTCTTCCCACTTTTCAGTGAGGTTCTCTTTGGTTAATTGTGCTCCACTAATGGTATCTTCGATATAAGCTGTTCTCTGCGACTCTAAACTATTTTGCCGAAATCCCATCTCACTTAGCTGTTCACTGCTCAACCTACTAGAGTTAGCCATTACCTTAGCTTTAAGCCTTGAGCGAAACACAAGCTGCTTAAAGAATTCATCTTCAGCCTGTAGTGTTCTACCTGCACCTCTTATGAGCTTACCTGTAATACCACCAATCGCCCGACTGTTACCTGCCTTCTCGAAGTCAAACTTAGATGCAGTATCCAGAACACCTTCCTCACGATACCAAGACCGGAAAGCATCAGCCATTGCACTCTGCCTACCTGCCATAGTTCCTGAAGCTAGATATTTTAAACTGTCTCCAAGTTCAGACATGAGGTACATGTATTGTCTTGCACCTTCCTCAATCTGTTGGATTGAAGCCATTCGATCTGCCTTCCCCCGTCTAGGGTTAGGCGTTACAACTCCCCATGTACCACCAACCATCCGCTGCGCTGGGCGCATCAAGAGGTTAATAGAGTTAGAACCAATGTTCATTGCATGGGTTCTAGGTCCAGATAGAATAGCATTCAGCCATACTTCGTTGATGACACCCATGACACCACGCTTCTGAGCTTTACGGGCAATCTTAGCAACCGCTGCAGGGTTACCTTTAGCTCCCTTCAGTTGTGCTGCAAGCTTCTGAATTTTCTTAGAGCCACCATATTGAGCTAGTCGATCTAGTGTTATATCTCCAAGTGCATCCGCTGTACGAATACGACCTGCAGATACAGCCCTAGCTGATGCTGTCTGCATACCCTTCACGCTTGCTTGTAGGTCTGCGTGTAATTCAAGCATGTCCACGAGCTTACGTTCTAACTGTGTATCCACATCTCTAGTCAGCTTTAGGTTCTCTATTTGATCTACAAGTTCAGAAATCTGCTTACCTGTAGACTGCAGAGCCATCTTACCTGCAACAATACGAGGTGCTGTGTCACGACCTGCAGCCTCTAGCTGTGCGAAGTTCTTAGCAACCATCCTTGGGTCACCTGCAATATCCTTGAGTTCTGCCATTGCTAAACGCTTTACCTCATCAAGAGATTGGCGCTTATCGAGCTTCATGCTCTTCAAGACACCGCCAGCATCTAAGGCATCGTGGATCTGGTCCATTACCTTTACAGCATCTAAAGGGCCATCCATCTTGCTATAGTTAAACAGGCCAACGCTATCACCCATCTGGTTGATATCACTTAGCTGTACAACCTGACCTTCGTTTAGCTTGCGAGCGCGAACTGCAGCATCTCTAAATGCCTTGACGTTCACTACTGATGAAGGAGCCTTTGGGGCTTTAGGTTGTTTAGGTGCTGCAGAGTCCACAGAGGTCGCTACAGGAGCGGAAGGTATCTCTGGTGATGTAGGGGAGTCTGCAGAAGCTTTAGGCGCTGTAGGAGCCTCTGAGGACTCTACCTTACTTGTAGAGTTCTTGAACTTCGCTTCAGCTTGTAAATCCCTAGCACCAGTTGAAGGGTCAAATACCATCCCCTCATCAGTAACAAACTTACCTTCAACCATCTGGCCTTTAGGTTTACCCGCTAGATCTGCGAACTTGGTTATTTCTTCTTCGAGGGCTTCCGCTTCGTCGAGGGTTTCTTTGGATATTTTACCATTTGTTTGCAGTTCATTTGTAGCTTTTCTCCTTGCCTTTGCATACTTCAATAGGACAATTACGGTATCTAAGCTGCCACCTATTAGCGTACCTGTACCTGCGTTCTTTAACCGATTTACCCATTCGCTTTCATCATCATTAGCTAGGATTTCAGTTATAACATCATTCCCGATACCAAACTGTTCATCTAACATTCTGACTAGGTTTGCATCATCAGGGTCAAACATAACACCATCAACGATAGCACCACCTACGAGACCACCTTTAACAGTAGAAAGCGTCTTGAGCTTTGTAAGCTTTCCGACACCTACCATACCGCCAATGAACTGAGTGATACCCTGAGTAAGGCCACCAGCCATCGTGTCACGTTCAGATCCGAATATCGTTGCTTGGTCTGCGAACTCTTCCAATCCAACATCCTCAAAGCCTTGAGACTGTAAGCTTGCTGAAGCTTCTTCCTGAGTACCAAAGCTGATACCAAGAGGTGAGTTCTTATCCCTGTAGATCGTCGAGCCACCAAGGTTCCTATCTAACCAGCCAGAAGCTGCGTCATCTACGTCACCTATGAATTCTCCGGTTTCCCTAGCGATACCTAGAGCACCTTCGACAAGGCCCTTGCCCATATCTTCCAGTACGCCATCGCTAGGCTCACCGATTACTGATGCCGCTGCACCATCACCCCATTCTTGATCGAACATCCCAAAGTGTTTCGGGTTATCCTTAATCCATTGAATAGCATCAGGAGTGAGGTCAAAGTTGTTTACTTCCTCTTCCATTATCTAACTCCTAATTAATTTTTCTTTGGCATTGGTGCTGAAGTGTTAGCCTCGCTACTCCACCAATCTGATAATCTTTTTATCAACCCAGCATTATCTTTTGGTTTCGTATTTTCTTCCACTACAGGTTGTTCGTCTGGGTCACGACTTACTCTGATTGCTTCTAGAGCATTATCTGCTTCAGTAACTTTTTCCTGACTAACGTATATTTCCATGTTCGATTGAATGATCTGCTTCGCTTTATCGCGCATCATCTCACGGGTTACCGGACCTTCGATACCAGCTTTCCACTCATCGTACTCTTGTTCGATTGCAAACCTAGCTCTCATCACGAGTGCTTTATTAGACACAAACAGACCACTATCGTCAGTTTCTGTGACAACTCCTATGAATTGATCGAAGATCTGTTTTACTGGTGAGTTAGCATCGTTGTAGTCAAACTTTTGAAGTTTACCTTCTTTATCTACACGCTGTTTAAACTTACCTATAGCTTGCATAGCGGTGTTAAAGGTTATCTCTTTGTCTTCTATACCTTGAGATAATAACGCCATCAGATCAGAAGAACTCTCAGCGTTATTAACATTCTCAAATAACTCAGCAACAGCGGCTGGAAGGTCTTCTGAAGCACCTTCTTTTTTCATTGCATTAAAGAACTGTCGAAAGGTCTTAGCTTCTGTACCTAAGTTGTTTTCAACCATATTAACCAACACTGCCTCAAATTCAGCTTCAGCGTTAGGGTCACCTTTATAAGCTGAATCTGCAGCTTCAAATGCCTCGGTTTCTAGTTGAGCTTGTAATTTGTCTCTAGCTTCTTTTTCTTCTCTTGCTATCCTTACATCTTCAGCTTGCCTCGAACTGGCAATGCGGCTTTCTGAAGCCATTACTGAGTTCCTTACCGATATAGAACTACCTAAAGTTCCTGTACCGACTTTAATTTCATCAAGAATAGTAAGAAGATCCACATCATCATTTTCTTCTGCAGTTACTAGCACTGCATCAACTAAAGCTTTATTAACTTTTTGACGATCCATGCCGTTTACTTCAGCGCCATCAACTTTACTTTGAATCCAATCCGTAAAGCTTTTCATCTTTTCAGGGGTAATATCACCACTGTCATATAGACTATCTGTATATGCGCCAATCTCCTGACCAAACTGGATGTAATTCTGTTCCCGCTGCCAACTGATATTCTTAGTTTTCCAAGAGGATATGAACGCTGCATTAGCCTTCTGTGTGGTTGGTGTAAGAAACTCAGCCAGTTCTGTAGGAGCAAAGCCTGACAGATCGTTAGCTTCCACAAACTTGTCATAGAAATCCTGAGAGAACTTTGCAGCCGCTGCAGGGTTACCATTCTTGTAAAGCTGTTGAGCTTCCA